ACCAAGCATAGCAAAAGCAGGGAAATAATAATCGTAACGAGTAGAACGAGACCAATGACGACGCAAACCTTGTTGGTACGTCAGGTCAGCACGGACAGAAACCAATCCGATAACATAACCATGCTCAACAAATGACTGGCTAAAGCCATGCCCTGGAGCCAGATAAGTACCGAAAGCGGCCAAGTTACCCAGAGGAGTAGTTTGGCCAGTTGTACCCGTACCTGAAGTCTGTGCAACAGGAGAAATGTTGATAGGAGTAGAACCACCTCCAAGATATTCAGGGCGTTGTAAACGAGCGTCTGGAGATGTGACACCAAAATGACTCCTTAAAATTTCTGTATAACGTGTACCACCACGAGCATCACGCTCAAGCAGCTTCTGAATCTGAAAAGACTGACGCAACTGATTAATAGTAGCAGCTGTGGCAGAACTCAAGTCAGCATATAAACCAGAATCGCCATTATAAAAAGCATCAATATATGCTTTAGAAGGTACACCCATCTGATTAGCTACACCAGCATTCTTGTTACCACCAGTAGCATTACCAATAGAACCACCGTAGTTATTAGACAAAATAGGCGAACCAACACCAACAGCAGTACCTAGAGCAGTAAGACCAGTAGTACCATTACCATCCCAAAGAGGCAAACTTTTGCCAGTACCGTAAACGGGAGCAGAAGTTCCTAAAGGGAGCGTAACAGCTGAGCCACCTTTCTGTGGCCATGGCAACGCCCCTGTGAAATAATCATGACGCTTGCCACGTCGAAGGAGAGTGTAGTTAGTACTGGGTGAGGTATCGGGCCCATCACCCTTATCGACAACAGAGGAATTTTGAAGATTCTCATCTCTAAACCATTGGTTATAAATCAAATTGTAGGCGCGTGTAGGTAGCGCCGAATGTGAAACAGTATTCGAACCTGTAATCTGGCCAACAGTGGGCAAACCAAAATAGTCCTGTAAGGAACCAACCGCATAACCTCCGGCTGGGGAAACTTGTTGAGGGATAGAGTAGGAAATACTATCGGAAGGATTATCCTGCTCCCCCATAAACTTAACCCAATTAGTCCAAACCAAACGGTTAGGCACAAAAAAGAAGAACGAATCCAAATGGAGATTATCCATAACTGGGAAAAGCGGAGTAGCCAAACGTCCAAACATAGTAACGTTAACATTAAACGTATCACCAGGTAGAACCTCCTCACACATAATAGGAACAAGATAACCACTATCAAAAGTGGTCTTCAATGTCTTTTGCATACTAAATCTAGACCGCGGAATATCAGCACGCGGAACCATAGCAAAATCATGAGTTGAAACAGACTTATTGTGAAACATAAAACCTCCATTAAAAAAACAAAAAAAAGCACCCCCGAAGGGGTGCAAAGGTCAGACAGACTGCAAAACGTCCTTACCACGGACAAGAACAACAGGACTCTCTTCCATAGTAAAAGTACCTTGATTATCGTCAAACTGACCTAACAAGTACAAATCAAAATCATCAGGATGCCTATTAAGCTGATTATCAGCAGCACCTCGATTAACTTCATCAGTAAAATCACGAATAGCAACATTACGATGCGGAACAAAGAACGGACGATTAAATACATCAGCCGCACGATCTTTAACAGAAACTATAAATTGCAACATATTGACCTTTATTATAAAACACGTTTTGAAAGATTAGTTCTAGATGTACTCACCTTCTGGCGAGCCACCTTCCTGATAGGAAGATTTTCAAAAGCTAAACGTTCGACTTCCATCTCTGCACGTACAGACGAACGAAATTGCATGTCCAATGCCAAATCAGACCCAAGCTCCTTCAACAAATTCTTGTAATAACGAGGAACAGGCGCTTTACTCCTTTGAGGAGTAAGAACACCAGCGATAGGAAAAACATCAGTCATAAAATAATCACGAAACCATAATTTACCAATACCTTTAGACATAAGCAAAAACTCAGGATTCGGTAATACTACCTCACCTGAATCAGCATCAACATGCAAAGGCATGGGTGATGCATTAGGCCCTTTAATTTTTTTCAAAATATAACGGGCAATGTATGCTGCAGACTCAAAGTTAAGGGATCCAATAAGATGGTTACCGAATGTCCAATGTCTGGAGACGGTAGCAGAAGTATAAGTAGTGTCGCCGCCACTACGACCAAAAGACAAGCGATCAGAGTGAAAATCCACTCCAAACAATGCGATATGAAAATGCGGACGTCTTGATAAATCACCATACTCTCCTGAAGCAACATAACGAAACTTTAACCCCGCCTTACGAAGACGTTTAAAAAACTTCTGCAGATCCGCTTTAACAAGCTGACCATGCTTCGGTAAATGCGCATCATCATATGTGAGGTTGAGCATACAAGACACCTTGTGCATCTGTTGCTCGTGAGTTATACGGATAGCCCATTCTCTCGAATAGGCCAGGCGACATTCCACGCACAGGCCGCATTTGATGGGGCCGTGGGTGGGATGAGTCCAAAGGGCTGTACACAACTTATACCTTACAAACGAATACCGCCACGCATAGGCGCGGCTACGATATTAGCCAACTGAGTACGACCCATTTGATGACGGAATTGCTTAGCACTATGGTGCTTAGATACGCTTGAACGATGAAGAGGTTTCATAATTAACTCCATTAGAACAGAAAAACAAAAAGGTGTCAATGGGCACAGTTACATCAAGTAAGAAACTGTGCCCGCGCCACCAGGCTTACCAGCTAAGACGCTGATCCGGCTGCTTCCGCAGCCTCCAATGTTGGTGAGGAAACGTCCTTCTGTTTAACAGTATGAACAGCCAAACCAAGGCGCACCGCCTCTTCAACATTGTCAGGATTAGCAAAAAACTCCAAAAATTCTTGGGGAGAATTATGGAATCTTGCACGTACTTTAGCGTCCATACGCATAAAGTTCTCATCAGCTTGACGAACGACATTCATAGCTGATTGGAAATCAAAAACGCCTTCATAGTCAGCGTATTGAGGCATAGACGCTGCAGAAGGCAAATGACCGGTCTTCATAAAACGGTCAACAATATTATTAATATCAGACTCTTCAGCAAATTGCTGTTGAGTCAAAGAAGGATCTAAACATGACAAACCGACTTCGTCTGAAGCCTTAGACATATCATAGTTATAAGGGGTACGCAAAAACATAAAAACTCCTATTTACGAGTAAGTTGACGAGACAACGACAAAAGAAAATCAATAAAAGGCTTATATTGAGAAAACTCTTTACCAAAATTCTCAGCCTTTTCAATAGCTTTAACATCAAAACCAAGCAAATCAGCCTCAAGCATAGTCTTAAGAGCTAACCAAGTCATCTGGGATTGACGAACAGCTTCAGTACCTTGTTGTAAAACAGAAAGTTTAGAAGCCTCACTAAGACTTTTAGCAAGCTCAATTAAACGATTACCTTCTAAAGGAACATTTTTAATTTCTTCAGCAATCTTTTTAGCTTCAGTTTCTAACTTACCAATAGTAGCTCGACCTTGATCTGCAGAAACATTAGCAAAACGCTCCTGAGCCTGCTTTAACCACGTTTCAGCACGATTAACGGCAGTTTGAGACTCAATATTCTCGCCTTGACGCTCAACATTAGCCGCTGAAGAATAATCGCTTGCAACACGCTCAAAAGGATTAGATACCTGGTATTGCTGACCAGTAGGGGCAGAACCAGGAGATTGCATATAGGCAAGCATAGGATTTAAACCCGCAGCCTCCATATCTTTAACCTGAGTCTGATAACGAGTAGCATATTGATTAGCAGAAAAAGCATTTGCATCAGCTGCAATATCTTTTTGCGCAGAATTACGATCAATACCACCACCAATAGAAGCACCGAGAGCTGCCCCAGCGGGGATCCCCGAAGCGGCACCTAACGCAGTACCAATAAGACTAAATAATGACATGATCAGAAATGATCAATTAGACCAGGAACAGAATACATAGGCATAGGTCTAGCAGCATTAATATTAAAAAACGCATCCAAAAGAAGCTGCTGACCATTAGCACCAGCACCTACAGCCAAATTACGAGCCAAAGGCGGAGTATCCTGGATAAACGTACTATTCAAAGTAGGCAACGAAGTAAACTTCTGAGCATAATGCCAAGGATCAATAGTACCAGCAGAAGTAGAACGGAAAAGACCAGTAATCTCAGATGGGTTATAACGGTATTCAGCCCAACGCTCTTGATAACCAAAAACCTGAGAATCAGTAGAAGTACCAGTAACGTAAATTTCCTTATTCAAAATAGCTTGCTCACCAAGCATAGCAAAAGCAGGGAAATAAAAATCATAACGAGTAGAACGGCTCCACATCTTGCGAAGGCCTTGCTGGTACGTAAGGTCCGCACGAACTGAAACCAATCCAATGATGACGCCGTGTTCAGTAAAGGATTGCGTAAATCCATGACCATGAGCGAGACCTGTTCCCATAGCGGCAAGATTGCCCAAAGGAGTCGATGTACCCGACGCGTTAGTACCGGAAGTCTGGGCGATTGGGTTAATCTGAATAGGAGTGGAACCACCGCCAAGATACTCAGGACGTTGTAAACGAGCGTCAGGAGAAATAACGCCAAAATGACTGCGAACAATCTCAGTATAACGAGTACCACCACGAGCATCTCTCTCTAAAAGTTTCTGAATCTGGAAAGACTGACGCAACTGATTAATAGTTGCAGCAGTAGCTAAAGAAAGATCAGCATACAAATTGTTACGCGAACCAGAAGGAATAACAGCAGAACCAGTGGCAGAACCATAAGTAGGAGCTTTAACTAAAGAAGGAGCGCCAGTACCATTACCATTAATATCAACAAAATCAGTAATAGCAGTACCCGAATAAGTTTGATACTTAATAGGAGCAGAAGTGCCTAAAGGCAAAGAAACAGCTGTACCCTTCTGAGGCCAAGGCAATGCACCAGTAAAATAATCTTTACGCTTACCGCGCTTCAATAAAGAATAATCAGTATAAGTATCAGGGCCATCGCCCTTATTAACAACAACAGAATTTTGTAAGTTCTCATCACGGAACCATTCGTTGTAAATCAAATTATAAGCACGTAAATGCAAAACATTATGACTAACAGTATTACCAGTACCAACCTGACCAACAGTTGGTAAACCCATATAGTCAAAAACAGAACCAACAGCATAACCACTAGCAGGAGTAGATGTAGTTGGAACAACATAAGAAATAGAATCAGAAGGATTATCCTGTTGACCCATAAAACGCTGCCAATTATTCCAAATCAAACGGTTAGGAACAAAAAAGAAAAAAGAGTCAAGATGCAAATTATCCATAGTTGGATAAAGAGGGGTAGCCAAACGAGTAAAAGCAGTCATGTTGAGATTAAAAGTGTCACCAGGCAACACTTCATCAACATAAATAGGAACAAGATCACCAGCATTAAAAGTAGTCTTGTGAGCAGTTTCAATATTAAAACTAGAACGAGGGATTTCCGCGCGGGGAATCATAGAAAACTGGTGTGTAGACACCGATTGGTTGCGATGCATAAAAAACTCCAAAGAAAAAGGGGCCGAAGCCCCGAAAGTTAAAC